CCACATGTTTCGCAAGTGATAGCACTCATGCTTTCTGCCATGCTAACCAGACCGCGAACGTAGTCGTCACCGCCTGTGTAGTAGAAGCGCAGGGTGCCAAACTTTTCCTTGACTTGGTCTAGCTTCACTTGCGGAATAGATTCTGGAACTTTTCTGAAGTCTCCGGCAATAATTCCTGCCAGTAATTCATTTTTATATTCTTCGTCAGTAAGGCTTTTATTTGCTTCTTCAAACAGGTCAAAATTACCCGCTTTAGCTTGTGCGACCATTTCGTTATAATCAATAGCCTGCTTGCGCTGTTTTTCTTTCCAGTCAATATGATCTTGTATATTGCCCATGAGTGCATTCAAGATGTTGTACCACCCGTCGCCACACTCAAATCCCCAGCACATAGTAGTCTCGGTCATGGGCTTGTTGCGATTAACCATCATCTTAGGATACTTCTCGCACAACAGTCGGTCTAGTTCTGGTCTCATACAATCACCATTTGGTTACATCGGTTACATCAGTCTTGACTTCTTTGCTGTCACCTGCAAGATCAAGGGTAAATCGCAGATTCATGCTCTGGCCAATGCCTGACTCATGGCTGATGTGTAGTTCAAAGTCGTCAATGTCTTTGAAGTGTTCGGCCATCTCACACATCTGTTTGATCTGCTTGCGTGAGAGATGTACCACTGTGGGTGTGCTGTATGTGGTTTGCACAAAACCTTTGTCTTTCTTGGTCATTCTGAACCTTTATTTTTCATGATCCTGATCAGGTGTTCTTGTTCTTTGTTGTACTCGAGCCAGGCGTTCTTGACACCATCCCAGCATGCCCATTTGATCACGGACAGCAGTACAAATGCAGGCAGTACTGATAGCAAATATATCTTGTACGGACCATCATTTGCTAGGCCTAAACCAAAGAAAAAGCTGGCAACCATCCAGAGCTTTTGCCAGGTGTCTAGTTTTTTCCACCACCATTGTAAAAAATAAATTACTTTCATGTTAACCTCCATAGTATTTGATGATAGCATCTAGATGATGTACCATGATTTCGTTCTTGCCCACATCCTCCGGGTGCAACCAGTACCCGCTGGGGTTGGCGTCGGTCTTGGGATTCTTCTTCCACTGCTTGAGTTCTTTCTTTAGATAGTCACGTTGCTCTTTGAGACAGGTAACAGTGATAGCATCTGCTATGTCAAAAGGAAGCGTCAGGCCTTGTGCTTTTTTGCTCATTTGTAATCATCCTTCCATTCGCTGGGCACCCAGCCTAGCACGTACAGATCATTTTCAATTTCTTCTGTTACTGTGCCTTCTGATACATAGTTTCTTTCGGCAAGTTTTGCACTGCCGTCGTCCTCATCGTCGTCACTCATGTGATTGCCTATACCAGAGCAGTACCAGTCAATATAGTCGCCCTTGCCCTGCAGATCTGCAACGATTCCGCCTGCTGTACGCCAAGAACATGACCAGTATTCGTCCTTGAGGATAGGAATTACCTCACGCTTCTGCCAGCGCATGTTACACAATGCCGCATAGAGATTCTGTGCATAGTAATCAGCCTGGCATTTATCAATCACCCATCGGGTAGTGCGTAGATCAAACTCTAGGTTCTGTTGTTGCCATTCTGGATCCTGTACACGTTCTGCTTCGTTCTTTTTTAGATCATCGTAGAACTTGATCATGCGTTGCACGTCTGGATCATCAAGAGTCTTGCCGGCTTCTAGGGCTCGTTTGATATAACCTTCTTTTTGGAAGGTGTTGCGATCTGGGCTGGATGCTAACTCGATCATTTTCTAACTCCAAGTAGCTTGGCACGATTGGTTTCGTAAATTTCATTAAACACAATCCTAGCACTGGCGTGGCTGATTGTACCATCTTCCACACGCTGGATAATTGTGGCCAACTCATGAGGTGGGACCAACAAGTTCATTAACTGCCATTTATGTGCATCGTTCATTCTGTTAACCTATCCATCATTAGTTCATAGTCTTTGACATGGGCCACACAACGAATGTACCCTTGTGCGATTGCCCAGTCCAGTGTGGTAGCAATATTGGCAGGAGCACCTGGTGTGACCTCCAGTGAAGCACGAGGATGCACGAGCAAGCCATCAACGATAGTGAAGTCAGGTTCTCCTGCGCGGATCTTGCGAACCAGGCTGTGTTGTACTGTGTAGGTCATTTGTACAGGGTAGGTCATGCGTAATCCCTGGTAAGAGCATCCAGCACATCTTGCCGGTCTTGGTTGATATAACACATGGCCACATGCAACATCTGATGAGCATGATCAATGTCATGCGGAATAACTATCCGTCGACCTTCATACAGGTCCTTGAGTGTTGTTTCAAGTTCTTGAATACGTTCGTACATGATATTCATGCTACAACTGCCTCCGGATATGCGGCACTCAAAAAGTCTGCATACTGTGTTGCTTGTTCGCCAATTTTCACTAGATCATGCTTGCCGCAAAACTTCATGAACTTCACACCAATCTGTGGAATGTCTTTGGGTACACTGCCTTCTGCAATAGTTTGTGCAATCTTGATCTTGATGTCTTCGGGCTGTGCAGAAAGATCCACCAAGGTCACATTGCGTTCATAGTCATCCAGCACACGGTGCTCTTCGCCATTATGGTCAACCCAACGCTGAAGCATCATATTGTTCCAATTATAGCCTTTCTTGTCCTTGTCGGCAAAGGCTTCCTGCAATCCAACTTTCTTGCTAGAGCCTTTGGTACGCACACCAGGAAATGCACTGAACACATTATCAGTGGGATCACCACGCATGCACTTCTCAAACAGGATCCACTTGGGGTCAGGTATCACTTTAGGCTCCTTGGTCTTCTTGTCTATGACCAATTTACCACGCTTGTCCAGGATACCTTTTAGTGTGTGGAGCTCATCACTGATGCCATTGTACTGTACAACATTGTCTGCCAGCAGTTGATAGAAGTCAGTGTCTGAACTCACGATAGTGTGATGATCATCAGGATGGCTCTGTATCCAGCCAGCCACAAGATCATCTGCTTCTAGGTTCTCGTGACGCAGTACTGTGCAGTTGCTCTTTTCTACAAAGAATGTTTTAAGGTCGTCAAAGGCTTCCCAGAACAGTCTATCTTCTTCTTGTTCGGACTCTGTGAGTGCGGCACGTGCCACGGCACGATTGGCCTTGTAGGGTTTGTAAAAGTCCTTGCGCCAGCTACGACCTTCGAGGCAGATCACAACATGATCTGCCCGTTGATCACGCCAAGCCTTGAAGATGCTGGCAAGTGTTACATGGATAGCAAAGCCCACACGCTCTTCGGACGTTGCCGCCCTGTGAGCACTGTGTCTAGCACGAAAGAATGTGTTTGCGGTATCGACGATTAGATAGTTCATAGAGTAATAATAGCATATTATTTACCCCGTGTCAAATACTATTCTATCCGTTTTTGGACTATTAACTGGCTTCGGATCTTCCGTTACCAAGATCTCTGCGCTGGATGATACGATTCTCACCAGATTGGTTGGCTTCCCATTGTTCATAGTTTTCCATGATCACGTTGCGGCAGATATCCTGGAACCAACGGTCTACAATGGCCGCATCATCCTTGCCCTGGTATCCTGCTTTGAGCAGTCTTGCTACAAAGATGTCATTCCAGTCAAGCTCGAATGCGCCATTGCCCACATTTTCTGGATCCAGTTCAACGCTGAGCACTGCCACATAAGGCTCTTTTTTCTTGGTAGCAAGATCCTTGGGACTCGTGGCCTTGACACGCAGTTTTGGTTCTGCTGTGATAGTTTTTTTAGCAGGTGTTTTGGGCTCTGCTGGTTTTCTAGTTGCCATTTATTTTCCCCAACCGTTACCCCAAAGGTCAACGTGTAATCGTGGGCTGTAGAAGTAACCACGTTTCAATGCTTCGTCTGCAACGTGTATGCGATTGTTGTTATAGCTGTCAGCTGTTCCGCCAACTGGCATCACGTACACACTGCCCAGGAATCCTTCGTCTCGGTAGGCCTGTACTGATAGGTCAACTTCAACAAAATCTGAAACCTTGTCAACAACAAACTTGAGATAGGTAGTGCCAACTTCTTGATATTGTTTGATGATCTCTGGCTTGATCGCATCGTCCCAGCTCTCACCACTCACGCTCAGTTTAGGACTTACGCTGAATGTGACTTCTCTCCATTTACCAAGGTTCTCTGAAACAAACTCTGGATCCATGGTCCAGTTTTGCAAGTACTCATAGAATTCTTCAGACAGCTCTTGGGTGCCATTTGTTTCAAATGTGATATCAGACAATGACTGCATGCCCAGATGATCCAGCAGGCCTGGATAATTTTTTTGCCAGCCCAGCAATGGCTCACCGCCTGTGATAACCAGATGCACATGATTGCCGTTGAACTGTTGCCATGCACCGTTGGGCAACAGTGTTGTCATGCGTGTGACGATTTGTTCATTGTCCATGCTTGGACTAAACTCTTTGAATCTTGGATCCCAACTGGCGTAGCTATCACATCCAGTTGTGGTCAATGGCAAGTCTTCAAACTTCTGGTACTTGTCCGAATCCTTGCGCACCAGTTCAAGAATCTGTTCACGCTCATCTGACTTTTCGCCTGGCTTGCATCCAAAGCCTTCGCATTTGAAGTTACATCCAAACGTGCGTAGAAAGATGGAGGGCACACCTACAAAGCGACCTTCGCCTTGTGCTGAATAAAAGATTTCGCTGATTTTGAGTTTCATAAGTTCATTTCCTTGGATATTTTATTATATAGATTGTCGAAGTTATTGTCTAGCCATGTATCCACCGTTTGTGGATTCCAGTCTGGAATAACTGTCTTTAGTTTATTTAGGTTCGCAAGGCTCTCCCATTGATAATTCTTTACCACTTCGTCGGGCATGGGCACAATCATGACTTGTGCATTAGCAGTGCCAACCTTGCGTTGTATGCTACGTGCAATATCTTCGAATGTGAGCTGAACACCTGTACCGATGTTATACACACCACTTACTTTGGCCGCTTTCAACTTCATCATGGCATCAATACAGTCATCCACGGAGATGAAATCACGTGAACCCAGTCGTCCTTGGTGTTGCCATACAGTGAGCTTGCGTTGTGTGATAGCCTGTTCTATATAACGGCGTACAGGACTTGGCTGGTTCTTATGTCCTTCGTTGCGTCCGTATACATTAAAGAAACGCATGCCCTGCACAGGAACATCAAACTCTTGTTCAGCACACCAGTTGTCTATGGTCAGTTTGCTTACACCATATGGATGCTGTGGTTGCACAGGACCATATTCTGGTGACCCGACCCAGGGTCCATAGATGCTGGCAGTGCTGGCATAGGTAATGCCGCAACGGAATCGATTAGCCGCTTGTATCCAGGCCTTGGTATCTTCAATGTTTTTCTTGGTTAGTTCATCCCAGTCAAATACATTGGTTTCGCTGATAGCACCCAGGTGGAAGATCCATTCAACAGGACTGGTTACGGTATAGGTGTTGCCGCGAGTTGCCCAGTCTAGGCCGTGTACTTCGTAACCCTGATTGATTAGATA